CGATGGAAGATCTTTCTTACAATTGTCAAGTTATCAGTTAGAAAATGTTGAGGCGGGTACTGATGTTGTTGAAAGGGAGACATATGAGGACATCCAAACTAAATATTATGTTGAATGGTCGTTAGATAACTTATCTCCAACCGCACTAACATATAACGGTAAAGTCAAATTATATTCATTACCAAAAGACAATGAAAACACAAAAGTTTCTCAAATAAACGAGTCAGTTGATATATTGGATGGTACAACAATAAAACCATTATATACTTTAACGTTTACGGGTAAGTCTTTAAATGATGCTGCCGAAATTGTTAACGACTTTATTAATGGAGTTAATGAAGGTAAAATACAAGTTGATGGGTACATTAATTATCCTGCGGGTGACGGAGAATCTATATCCGATCAATTCCCATTTTTTTATGGACCTAGTTACCAAACATACCAATATTTTAATGATATCAGTGATGTAATAAACGATTTCCAACATTGTCTAAAAGTTAAATTATTATATAATAAAATAACTTTAAGTAAGGGTTATACAGAAAGAGGTTCTGGTTTGGTATGGCAAAAAACACCACCAAAATTAGGTATCTTAAAAAACATTGTTAGAGAAGAAGTTAATAAAAGAGATTATATTTCAAACCCTATTACTTATTCAGTTATGGGAGGTGATAAGTTATATTTGTTAACACATAGATCAACAGATAAATTTGCAATTAATTTAAAAGATACATTATATGGAATCCCACAACCAATGTTAGCGAATCAAATATACGATAACACTAATTCAATGGTTAGAGGTGAAGAGTTAATAAGTTTCTTAACCCTATTAACAAGATTCGTTTTATTTCATGTTCATCCATTTCCTGGAGTACCTCCAGTACCAACCGCAAGTGACGGTACTTTAGCAAGTGAAATACTCCAAAAACTAGCAACTGCAGATAATATCATTTTAAACAAAAATATTAGGATTAATTGATATTTATATTAAAAAGTATAAATGTCAATTAACAATTCGTATTTCAGTAGAAACAATACATTAATATCAGGTAGTATAACAAATACCGGAAGAAATCCTGTAATGGAATTATTTTATGGTAATGGTAGTATTGTAGATCCAATAGGTTTTAGTAGATTTATTTTTAATTTAGATTTAAATCTATTAAAAGAAAAATATTCAGATGGGACAATACCTCCAATAAATTGTAATCCTAATATGGTTCACACTTTAAGGATGACAAATACATCTTTTTTTGATAAAGAGTTACTTAACACATCAACATCAAGCGGTAGATTAAGAGCAACATCATTTGATTTAATTTTATTTAGAATACCGTACAGAGATTTAGATCCTGATCAACCACAATATTGGGATGAAGGTGTTGGTTATGATTTTGCGGACTTAATGACTCAAGTACCTAATGATAAAAATTATTCTACAAGATCGTCAAATTGGTACACATCATCAGGAATGACTAATTGGGAGCAAGCGGGAATATATAGTAATACAAATTCAGGGGTTTTTACCTTTAATGATTTATATATTGTTGACACCCAACATTTTGAATTTGGTGATGAGAATATTGAATTTAATATGACATCTGAAATAAACGACATACTTCAGGGATTTTTAACAAATGTTGCGGGTTGGGGGATTGCATATATGCCTCAGGTGGAACTTTTATCAGGGACAACTGGTACCTACGAAGTTGGTTTCTTTACAAGACATACTCAAACCTTTTACGAACCATTTTTAGAAACATCATTTAATGATATTATTGATGATGATAGAAATAGTTTTTCTTTAGGAAAATCTAATAAATTATATTTGTATATCTATGAAGACGGAGATTTTCAAAATTTAGATAATAACCCATCAGTTAGTATTGGTGACGGTAATGGTAACCCTATTGTTGGGTTAACTAATTTACAAACCTGTAGAAGAGCTAAAGGAGTTTACGAGGTAGTAATACCTCCTTTACCTCCTGGTGGTTATCAGGTTCCTTGTACATTTACGGATACTTGGTCCAATATAGTATTGAATGGTTTTACTCTTCCTAATGTTGTAAATGAATTTAATGTTTATCCACTAAAAAAATCTATTCAGATTGGGACGGAATCTCAACAACCAACAATATATGGTTTTGATTATTATGGTATAAAACAAGATGAAAAAATACTTAATACCGATGTAAGAAAAGTTGGTGTTGTTATTAAAAAGGCATATACAACTAATCAACTACAACCAAATGTTGATGCTTACTACAGAATATATGTTAAGGAAGGATCAACAGAAGTTAGGGTTCAAGATTGGACTAAAATTAATAGAACACCAAATGAATATTATTTTCTTTTTGATACGAGGGACAAAATTCCTAATGAATACTTTATTGATATTAAAGTATTATCGTCAGGTGAAGTTAATACATATAAAAAAGAAATAAAGTTTCAAATAGTAAATAAGAAATAATTATGGCAGCTCTTAAAGATTTAACCGTTATAAAATGTTGTGTTGGTGACGCTAGACCAACAAATATTATAGTTGACGATCCAATTAGTACAATAACAACAGGAAATACCTATTTATTTACGGTTTTAACTGAACCAAGAACTACCGATTGTTATAGAGTATTAATAATAAAAGATACAACATCTCAAGTAACCGCAACACTTGATGAATCATATACATCTTGTGAAGAATGTTTAAGTGGAATTACCACTGCGGTAAGTGTTGTGGATTGTGTAAGAGGTGAAACATATTTTATTGATATCAATACTTTTACAACATTACCAACAATAGGTGACATTTATTATTTGTCAGTTTCAATAGAAGGGGAGATTAAATCGTTAGGTTGTGTAACTATTAGTTGTTTTGTTACACCAAGAGACGGAGATTTTATTTATTCTTTGACATCAATAAGTGATTCGTATACGGGTTGCACTGAATGTTTAATAAATAATTTTGCAACATATCAAGTCAATACCTGTTTAGATCCCTTTACATCTTATTACATTGAATTTCCTTCTGGTTTTGATTACACTAATTATATTGTAACCTTTATTGATAGTTTTGGTGATATACAATGTGGTACTGTTGATAGTATTCAAACCACTGAAACTACAGGGACATTAATTTCTATTTTAGGTACAAACGAGGAAGTAAGTTGTGATGAGTGTTTAGCAATTAGTAATGAAAAAAGAATTATAACAAATTGTTTAACACAAGAAGATGAAGTTGTATGGGGTTCTGTATTTTATGAAGGAAATGAAGTATCAAATCTCTCTACATCTGATGGGTGTTTTGAAGTGGGTGATTTAACAGAATCAGCGGTTACTATTTCAACATTTTTAGATTATAACCCACAACCTGATTGTCAAGAATGTATTCAGTGTACGGGATTGTATTATACTTATTCAAGTTGTACTAACACAGGATTAATCAATAATTTTTCATTTACATCACCAAATTCTTTACTTGGTGATGGTACATATGGTCCATTCACAGGTACAACAACGGGTAATGGGGTTGGTTCAGGTTTTTACGTTGACATTATGAGCGGAGTAGTCACTAGTGTTTCATTATCTAATAATGGGATTAGATATTCTGTAGATGACACAATAACTATCAATAAAGATTTATTTGAGGGTAGTTTAGATTTAATAATAACAATTACCGATGTAGTCACAACAGGTGTTGTGTTTTCTTATCAATACGTTCAAAACCCAATTGGTAAAACATTTTATGTTCCACAACTTGATGATTGTGTTGAAATAACGGGTATTCAGGATATTAATGACTCATTCTATCCTGTTCTTAGTTTTGATGTTTTTGAAAGTTGTTCAGAATGTGAATTAAATGCTGATAATTCTTATATTTGGTTAACGAGAGAATGTGGTAGTGGTCAAAATAATATCGTCGTTTTAAATTCAAATTCATTCACAACAGGAGATTATGTGAAGGTAGTAAGAGGAACAACTGAATTTCAATGTCACGAATTAATATCCCCATATAACCCTGTAACTGATAATGCTATTGTATCATATATTTCAAATACGGTAACACCATTTAGTGATTGCACATCTTGTAATAGTGGAACATTAATTGGTGCCTCTATTGTTAAATGTGGTGGTGGAGGACAACAGTTTGTTAATATCCCAATTGATATATGGAATATAATGACTTATTTTGACTCTCAATTAGTATTCGTCACTCAAAATTATGGACAATGTTATATTTTATTAAACACTTGTCCATTAGAACCTAATTACACAACAATAACTCCTGTTTCAACATATTATAACTGTATTCAATGTACTTTTGATAATACAAGATTTCCAAGAAGTGCAAATACAGAAACACTAATTTGTGTTATTTGTTGTGATTGTGGATCAACAGGAAGTACAATAACTCAAGTTGCTCCTCCTCATCCTGTATGGACAGATGGATATGGAACTGAGGTAACTCAAATGAATATGGTTACATTAGGCGGAAATGGGTTGAATAATTAAAATAATGTGATATTTATAAATAAAAAACAAAAATGGCAAATTATATTGTAATAAGTTGTACTTCAGGTGAACAATCTATAATTAGTAGTACTACCACTCTTTACCCAAATAATATAATTGATTATTATATTGGTGAAATAGGTCCATATTGTGGAAAAGTAATTTCTGTAACATTAGACACACAAGAAGGTGCGGGAGGTAATCATATATACACAGATTGTTGTGATTGCATCCAAACAGAAATGGATGAATTAATTTCATTAGAATTTAATATATGTGGTGGTGATAAAATTTTGATAGAGTTATCAGGTTTTTGTACTACTTATGGTGATATACCAAACTTGGGAGATGTCTTCCAATTTTCTAATCAATCAACTAATGAATCATTTTGTGCAACACATACAGGTTATTCTTCAGATCCAGGTGAACCCAATATAATTCCTGATGAAGGACCTTTTGGGGATTGTTGGGAGTGTGTCCCAAAAGATACTCCACCAAGAAGTGCAAGCACCGAATCTACCGTATGTGTAATTTGTTGTGATTGTGGAGCAACTGGAAGTACAATAACACAGGTGTCTCCACCTCATCCTGTATGGACAGATGGATATGGTGCTTCCGTGACACAATTAAATATGATTACCCTTGGTGGTAATGGATTAAATTCTTAACGTATTATGAAAACGGATTTAGTAAGTAGAGTAGTAAAAAGAGTTCTTAGAGAGACTCACGAAGAAAGTAATAGATATATGTTCTTTTCAAACCTTCAACAAATGAGAAGACAATGTGATATGTTGTTGGATATGGATCACTCTATGATTGAAGAAATTCTTGAGAATGGTCACGATTGGGCTCAAGATCATATTTCTGAAGCGAAAAACAATATGGATCAAGTTTTTGATTTTTTAATGAATGAAACCAAAAAACACGGAATGCAAATGTCAATGAATATTGATGATGATGATATGATGATGGAAGGACGTAAGAAAACAGGAACTAAATTATGTGCTCGTGGTAAAGCGGCAGCAAAATCTAAATTTGAGGTTTACCCTTCGGCATATGCTAATGGTTATGCGGTACAAGTATGTAAAGGTACAAAACCAGGATTAGACGGTAAAAAACATTGTTCAGGTTCATATTGTTAATTTAACATTTGTCTTAACCAAATTTTTTTCATATATTTTAATCGTATAAATTAATAATATGAAAAAAAGAATAATTAGATTTTTTACTAGGTTAAAACTACGAATGTATTTATGGGCAAAAAGAAGTTCATTCATACCATCCCACGAAGATGAAGAGGTATCATACGAAAAAACTTGTTTTAAGATTTGTTTAAAAACAATCAAACACCCAACAACCAAATTTGACATTGCACCAATGTCTAACAAACGGTACATTGAGAATAAAGATATGGATATTTTTATCACTATGGATTATGGTAGGGGAGATTTAACTAACCATGTATATCACTATAGCGTTAAATTAACTCATAGAGATTGGGAAAGGGTTACCCAAATTTTTGATAATGAAGCGGAGAAAAGAAGATTAAATTACGAGGAAAAAATTAATTCTCAGATTAAAAATTCTCTACACAATGTATTAGAAAAAATTTCTAATCTTTAATTTTGTTTTTTAGAAAAAAAATATTAGTTTTGTAAATATAAAAACAAATAAACATGAAAAATCTATTTTTATTAATCGTATCTTTTTTAATGTCTTTTTATAGTTTCTCACAATTTAACTGTGATAGTATTCACTACATTGATGTGGAACCATTAGTAATTTATAAAAATGGAAAAGAAAAAACTCCAAAATATAATTATCTATTTCATATGATGGCAGATATGGTACACCCATATAAACTATTTTCAAATGAAAAACCATATACTATAGTAGAAAAATCATTTGATGGTAACTGTGTGATTATTGTAGCAATTAAGGATAATTTGTTTAAAACCAAATATGTATTCTCAATACCTGTTAAAGAAGGATTTGATTTTGTAGTCACTAAAAATAAAAAAGATTATATTGTCTGCTCAAAATATAAGATTGAGATAGAAAAACAAAAAAAGGTAGTGTTATAACTACCTTTTTTTAGGTTTGTCACCATATTTCCAGTCAATCATTGAGCAATATGGGTTTAAGAAATCAAAATCAGATTGTTTTTGTCTTTCAATGTCAATAGAGTACTCCTCATATTTTTTAGTTGCCATCGTATCATAATCAACCATTTTTGTATTACAATTTAATTCTACCCTACCAAAAGTACTCATTACTTTTGAAGATTCAACAATTTTTCTACCAACATTATCATAACCATACCAAACCTCATATCCTTTTTGTACACTAATATTGGTGTTATCTATTGGGGTAATCATTTTTCTATCCCACAATTTATCTACCATAAACATCTGAGGAGTTTCCTTTTTTAATCCCATTGAGGTTTCTTCGTTAAGAATTTTTTTTACAATTCTAACTAATTCAGATTCTGTCAATCTAATTGTTTTCATATTTTCATTTGTTTTTTTTCTTGGTTTATAAGATGTCATAATTGGTTTTTGTCCTTTACCTGTTTGAGTGTCTTTTTTCTCGGCTTTTCTTTTTTGTTGACAAGCCGCTTTTTTTGCTGAGTCACTCATTTTACCCGCAACACCTACTGCACGACATTTAGGATATGCACCACTGTCGGAATCACTTCTTCCACAAGGTGGATGTTTTCCATTTACCTTACGACAAATATCAACCCATGGACCTTTTGGTTGTTTAGATCCTTTTGGTTTTTTCTTTGTACCAAACCATACCGCTAAATCCTCTTTAATAGTGTGAACATCATGATCATCTTGTTTGTAAGTCCCGTCAGGATTTTTTTCCCAAACGCCAACTTGTTTTTTGATGTTGTTTTTCATGGTTTTTTGTTTTTTCTTATGATTAATTTCAGTATCAACAAATTCTGTGAATGGAGCCAACAATTGAGGTTTCCATTTTTTAAGTCCAAGTTCTATTGGTCCGGAATATTCTCCCGCAGATATTGATGTTGAACTTTCTTTAATGGGAACAAATTTTTTTCCTTTTCCTGGTGTTGGGTTTATAATATCCCCATCATCATCATTTTGAATTGGGTGATTTTTGAGATACTTTGTAGATTTCTCAGCCTTACCCTCAATTTTTTTAATTTGTTTCTTGGTTTCACTCATTTTACCGTCGTAACTATCATAATCTAATAATGGACTATCATAGTTAGAAACCTTTTCTGTAAATGGAGCTAACTGTGTTTTATCAAATTTTTTTAAACCAGGTCTTAATGGTACAACAAATGAACCTCTAGATCCACTACTATCTGAAGTTGCCTCCCTTAAAATTTTTTTTATAATATCATTTAACATTTTAACAAACTTGTCTATTATTATAAATATCAAACAATATGGAAATGAGTGAAGAACAATCGGAAATTTATGGTAATCTATTTGGGACAATAAATCTTTTAACTGAAGAACATTTAGATATGATTTTATCAACAATAGATAGTAATCATTCCATTTACTATCTAGTTGAGGCAGTTAAGGCTGCTCATAGTAGAGGTGCGTTCACAATTGGGGAGTCTGAGGTAATATCTAAATCAATTAGGGTTCTAACAAAGAATCAGTAAATTGGAGATAATTTCTTATCTCCACACTTTACTCATTGTACCATCTTCATATACCTCAATATATATACCATTTGAAGAAAATTCTGTAACTTCTTTCCCCATTAAATCAATGATTTTAATAACTTTCTTTTCTTTAACTTGGTTATTAATTAATATTGGACCGTATATAGTATATTTACCGTCAAAGTCATATTGTAACAATCTATAATAGGTTAAATTATTACCATACTTTGTGTCTAATAAACTATATTCCATTACTTGATTACTATTACCCGCAGCACCAACTTTATCAACTGTAGTGTATTTTTCACCATCAATTGTGGATTGAATTAAAAAATAATCTGAATTGTGCTCTGATGCAGTTTTCCATAATAAAAGGTTACCTTCCTCAGTTGACATACCATCAAATGACATCAACTCAACAGGTAGGGGATCCTCATCTATTAATTCCATATCATCAATTACCCACCATTCACCATAATTAGAACCACCATAATTTGATCTCATATCTATTCTAATTTGTATTTGACTAATATTTGTTAATAATAAGTTATATGTAGAATACCCAAATCCGGTATTTTCTTGATTACCCGCAGATATTGGTCTATATGTATTTGGTAATCCATTGGCAGTTTCATTAATAATTCCAGTTGCATCAAAACTCCAGTATGAGTTTGACCACCCTTTAATTATAGACTCAATTTGATATGGTCCGTTATTTACCGAAACTCTTACCGTTACAGAATCGGTAACGTCTAAACCACTTCCTGAAAACCCTGTAATATTTTCAGCGTACGCCATAAGTTTAAAAGTAAATCTATATAGTTTATTAGGATTCAATCCAGTTATGTTAGGTAATTGATATCTTTCATATTCACTTCCTGAACCTGACCCCCCAAGACCAAATAAACCAAATGAACTACTATTACTAACATATAGAGGTTTATTTGATGGTCCATCTGAAATTGATGTTGTCCCACCTAAATATGTTGAAAATATGTTTGGGAACTGAGGGTTCGTTGAAAACCCAAACCAGTTATACCCAGATACTTCACAATTATCATTATATAATACTGTTTGTCCGTTTATTACGGAACTTATTAATAACATTAAAAATAGTAATATTTTTTTCATAATCTTTTTTATATAAATATAACTCATTATAAATTATCATAAATAAAAAAAGGAGACAATTTCTTGTCTCCTTTGAGGATTATTTTAAGTTATTGATTATCTCAATTCTCTTAAATCGAATGTACGAACTCCATCAACAGTGATACGACCGTAGAAACGGTTATTAACCATTTTCTTAGCGTATCTTGTCATAATACCTTTGATAGGTGTGAAGTTGAACGGATTGTACATTGTAGGTGTCAATTGTAGAGGTACATACGGTGCGTAGATGTAACCTGTGTCAAGTAACGATGTTCCTTTGTGTCCAATCAAAACTTGGTTTGGTGGGAAGTAAGGATCACGATACACTTGGTAACGTCCTGCTAAAGTACCAACTCTTTCGATACCCATGTTATACTGATCTTGCTCAGGAGATGCGTTAGATACGTGGAAGTATTCTAAATCATCGAAGATTGCAGAAACCTCAGAAGATACAACGATCCAGTTAGCCCCACCTCTCAATGTTGATTTGTGGATTTGTGCTGACAATTGGTTAATCGCAGTAATCAAAGTTTGGTTCCAATCTTTCTGAGTGTAAGATGTAGTTTGTTGGATTCTTCTCCATCCGTTGTAATCCCAACGAAGATTCCAAGCCGCTCCTTTTCTCAAGTCACGAAGAATTTCACGGTCGATTTCAGCTGCTACTTGTTCTGACAACAACGCTGTCAATTCAGCCTCTGCATCGATATTGTGGAATGCCGCAACATCTTGAGCCATTTCAGGTGACCATTGTGCTCTTAGTTTTCTTTCAGATACAGAAACTGTAACAGATTCTAAATCAAAAGAAACCTCACCAATTTGATCTTGGAACTCAAGGTTCTCATAAGTTCTCCAAGCCGCGTAGAATGAAGTACCTGACGCCAAGTTAGCCGTCAATGTAGTTCCTGTGTAACCATCTAATGAAGTGTCACCACAGTCAGCACATGCTGGACAAGATAAATCTACTTCTAAATAGATACAACCATTACCATCACAGATGTTGTAGTAAGAACCACCATTACCTGTTTCAGGGAATGTAGTTCCTCGGTTAGAACCATATTTAACGATTCCTTTACCATATTGTTGAGTAACAACTCTAAACAATAGTGAATTTGGATTACCTTCAGCGTTATAAACAACATTACAAGGTGTTGTACCTGTTAAAGCAGCATTTCCTCTAGGTGCAAAAATTCTTAAGTCAGAAAGGAAAGTTTCAGAATCAACCTCATTTCCATCAGGACCTATTAATTTTCCGTAACCTTCAATTTGATTCCATCCACAAAGTTTAACAATAACTTTTCTTACTTGAGAACCTGATGAGTAAACATAATTATCCAAATCACCATTACTCCATGCTTGTACGCTAGTTTCAGCAGTTACCGCTGACCATTTTCCTTTTGAGTAATCAAACAATCCTGGAGGATCTAATTGTCCTTCAGCACCTTCGTAGAATAAATCATAAAGATTTTTCTTATATGCATTTGCATTGTCAGGGTATCCAGCTCCAATTACTGATGAATCAACTGATCCACCGTTGTTATTAGGTGCTCCTACAGGTGCGTAGTGTGAACCACCACCAACATAGTTATTTGCTGCAGTTTGTTCAGTTCCTGTTTCATAACCTTGGATACGAGGTACGAAGTAGAACAATTTACCGATAGGTAAGTTCATTGCTTGTACTGATACGATATCGTTAGCCAACAATTTAGAGAAAACTCTTCTTACGATAGGGAAAACAACTGTTTCGAACGCTCCGTTAGAACCTTCAGAAGTTGCTTCGTTAATTAAGAAAGAAGCTTGGTTTTCATACAACTGTGCTACATTTTCTTTTAGATGTCCTTTAAGTCCATCAAGGAACCCTAATTTGTCCCATTTGTTAATAGTATCTTCTTTGATAACTTTAAGGTGTTTCAACCCAATATTACCAACAAGACCTGATTCTAATAATGCTCCCATTTTTTTTGGTTTTTTATTTGTTTTTAGTTTATTTTTATTTTAATTTTCCCATTAAATCTTTCATTCTCAAGAATTGTGGATTTTCATAAGTCTTAGATTCAATTAGATTTACTGCCGATCCACTTGATGGAGTCTTAACAACATTTCTTTCAATTGATTCTGTGATTGTGTTATCCGTAGTACTTGTGTTTGAAAGTTCGTTTTTAATAGATTTGTAAAGATTTTTTGATTCTTTAAGAGTATCTACACTGTCAAATCTTCTTAAGATGTTAATCTTTTCTTGTTTAGTTGTAGAATGTTCTGTAAACAATCTCGTAGCGTAAGCTAAGTTTGAATTGAATACCGCAACTTCATTTAACTTTGTTCTGAAAAGGTTAAGTGCCTTTCTATACTCTTCATTTTTTTCTCTAAGTAAGTTTAATTCACCGTCAGTAGATTCAACTCGTAAATGTCTTGGTGCTGCTTTAGGTTTGTCTAAACCTTTTCTACCAAATCTTTTACCTGAACCTAATGTTCTTGAAGCCTCTTTAGTCTCTACCTTTTTAATTGTTGTAGATTTTTTAGGTTCTTTACCAGTGTTAACTTCCTCTTTATATTCAAATTTAGCTTTACCCATTCCAACACCTCTAGTTCCTTGTTTTTTCTTAACATCGAAACCACCTTCTTGGTTAGGTTTTTTACCGTATTTGAATTTTGATGCGTTACCCATTCCAACTCCTTTAGATTTGAATTTTGAGGATTCCATAACATACTCTTCTTCCATGTCGAAATAATCATCTTCAATAGATTCCATGTCATCCATGTCAAGTTCTTCTTCTTCGTTACCCATGTCGTCAAGTTCTAACTCATAAATAACTCCTTCAGTTTCTTCGTCTCCAAAATCCATTTCGTCTTCAAAGCCCATTTCGTCTTCGTCTTCAAAATCCATTTCGTCATCGTACATTTCGTCCAATTCCATTTCGTCTTCGTCAGATTCTCCAAGTTGGATGATGTATTCTACATCTTCATTATCATCAGATAAATGTATCATTTCATCATCTTTTTTTACAATGATTCCATCTTCATCTCCCATTGCCTTAAATACACGAAGAATTTCTTCATCTGAGGCTCCTGTTAAATCAATGGTATCATCTTCGACATCCATGTCCATATCCATATCTTCATCGTCGAAATCCATATCAGTATTCACTTCCATGTCTTCATCGTCGAAATCCATATCCATTTCCATTTCGTCGTTATCAGCGTCGGTATCAACCTCAGCATCTAAATCAATCTCATCTTCCTCTTCTTGTTCGTTCAGAGATTCTTTTACTAATTCTTTGATTTCTTGCTTCATTGTTGATGCAAGTATTCCTTGTGCGTTTTCCGCGATAACATCCTCCAAATTCTTTAATTGGATAAATGTATCTTCTACTAATGATTCTTTTTTGCTCATTATTTTTTGAATAGTTTTACAGATAAATACTTGACATTTTCAAAAAAATCAGTTTAATACTATTTTTAGATAAAAAAAATTAAATTTTGAGCATAAAAAAAGGATGAACATTTGTCCATCCTTATAATTTAATCTTTAGTAATTTATTCAATTACTTCATCAATTTTACTCTCTGTAATTGAAGTGATTCTCCAATCCATTGTATAGTTTTCATATACTTTAGTAACTTTAGCTTCCACATCAGTTGGGGAATATCCCAAAACTAATTTTTCTTCTCTTACTTTTTTAACTTTACCCGATTCTGTATCTAACAAATCAGAAGTGATCTTTGCCACAAAATATTTTTCTCCTTGTTCCATAAATTTTTATTTATCCAAATAATCGGATAAACGCTTCATTAAGTCAAGTGATTTGTTTCCCGTACTACCAACATTTCTTTCCACTGCCATTTTTTTATCTTCCTCAAGATTCTCGTCAAACTTCATTCTGTCGTTTTTATCTAAGAAAAGATATGCACCAGGAGTAGATGGTGATGATACTAAGTCAAAACAAATTAATTCAAAATCATCCTGTACCTCATTTTGTTCTCCCACTTTTTTAAGTGAACCAACACCACGAGAAGAAATACCTAAAGTAACTCCTTGTCTTAAATAGTTCGCCGCTAAATCTCCTTTAGTAGAACAGATACCACTTTCGTGAAATCCTGGACTTGTTAATAATTTTAACTTACCTAACAATACAGGTCCATCCCACCATACTTCAGTAATTAAATGGGAAACTCTGTCTAAATCAATTAATGAAGATTCAGGGTGATTAAGTTCTGACAATGCAGTTCCCTTCTCAATCATCTTCTTATAATTTTCTGCTTCACGCTTTAATACTTTCTCAGGATATACTCTACCATTTCTATTTGGGGTATTGTATTTTTGTAACACCGCATAGAACTCAAATGGTTTTGAGTGATCTAAAAAGTTTTTAGATTCTTTAATTATATCTGAATTATATTTGTCTGAAGGATCAATATAACCGGCATCGTATTCAATAAGAATTCCTCTGCCGGTTTCATTCGGTCCTAATATTCTGTTTTGGTTCATATCAAAAGTTTTCTATATAAATATTAAACTTTCTCCATTTTTACCTTTGGTTTTTTTATATTCCCGTTTTTTGTCAAATAAAATTTAAAATGTTCGTTCTTATTTAATACATCATCATAAACTCCTTTAATAATACTTTTTAATTTTCTTTTTAGTTTCATGTCCTTGAAATCTACCTCATCTATTAAAAATAAGTTTATCTCAAGATTTAAGAATGATTTTTTCTTTATATGTAAACCACTTGTTCTTAAATCCATGTCCACAATAAATTTATCATCAAATAATGATTTATCTATATTGTCATAGACTGAATGTTTAATTGATCGGCACATATTTTGTGTAATTCTTACCCAATTCTCATAGTCTTCTTTTGGTTCCACCCAAGTTTGTAAATTAAGATAAAGTGATTTAAATTCTTTTGAGTCTACCGTCCCATAGACTACCTTTGATGTTCTAAAACCATTAATTTTGGCGGTTTTTCCTTTTTTCATAGATGTTTCTCATACTATCGCGTTTATTTTCCAAAAAAATAAGTATTTTTGTGATATATATCAAATACCAATAAACCAATAAAAAATTATAATGTTAATAGTTAGAGTGAATAAAAATGGGGATATAGAGAAAGCCCTTAAAGAACTAAAAAGTAAAGTTATTAGGACTCGTCAAAATTCTCTACTCAATGGTAGAAAAGAATTTAAAAAGAAGTCAATCTCAAAACGAGAAATTAAGAACAGAGCTATTTATCGTCAAAAATTTATGAACGATTAAAGATTTTCATTCAATTTTTGTAACTTAAAATAACCAACCTTATCAAAAGATTCATTTTGAATTTTCTGTATTGTTTCGTCTATTTTAGAAGTTACATCATTATCTTGCTCGCTTTCTTGTAGTCTTTCTAATTTAGAAATTACTTTTCCTTTAAGGATTAAGTAAGACTCCTTTATAGTTTCATCATCAGATGACAAAAGTTTTTTCAGTTCAGTTTTATCTGATTCGTTTAAACTTTCAATATAGTTTGATGCCGTTTTGTTTGCAACACTAACCATAGTTTTTATTGGGACATTAATAATCTCTTTTTCTTTTTTTGGTTCTTTCTTTAGATTCTCTAAAATTGTATTTTTACTTTTAATTTTAGATTCTAAATTTGTAACATTGTTAGAAAACAAATCATCCACCAATGTGTAGTTATTTTCACATTGTATGTGTCCCACCCACGATTGAATTTCTCTCAATTGGTTAGGGTTAATTTTATTGGTTAAATTTTCATAAACAATAATACTTTGATTTATATATTCACTAGCAATGGACTCATTAAGTCCTTTATTAGAATTTAACTCGTCATATAAATAAAACATTCTACTAATGTTTTTGTTTTTAAGTACCAACTCTTTAAAGATAAACATATTATCTTTTATTGATTCGTTCTTATATGACTCAATCAATATATTTTCTATCTGTGATTTTAATAAACCAAATTTCATAATCTTTTTTATTTATAAATATCAATCTCTTAACAATTTGCTCAATTCATCCTCAATTGAACCTAAAGAATTTCTCGCTCTACTTAAGTCAATGTACGAATCACCATGAATATCATCACTTTCTAATAAAATATTTAAATTATTTTTTTCTTTATTTTCAGGTAATGTTTCTCCTCCTGGTAGTGGTGGTTCCGCTCCTCCACCTGGCTCAGGACCCATCGGTGGCATTCCTCCACCCATAGGTGGTTCCCCTCCTCCTTCTGCTGGTGCCGCACCTGCAGTTTGAGTTGATCCTGATTTAGTTTTGTATAATTTATCAA